CTAATGCTGCTACAATACGTGCTGTATTGTTTAAGAATGTCGTACAAACATACACACCACAGAATGTTAAGTCTATGTGGGCTAGATTTGGTGTAGCACCTGTAGGAGCTTTAGCACCCAATCTATTCACTAGTGATGTTGAGTTGTTTAGAGAGAATTATGTTACCAGTACTACTATAACTGACTTTAGTTTTAGTGGTGTAGAGGGTAATCAGTATATCGAGTGTACAGGTTTTGGTGGTAATGCATCGAAGAGTCTTGTACAAGGAGATTTGGTCCAGTTCAGTGATGCAAACAACAACCTTATTCAGGCAATAGTACAACAGGCAACATCACCACAAGGAACTAAGAAATCAAGAATATACTTAGATTCTTTACTTCCTTCTACTGTAAGTAGTACAACTGTACTAAGAGTAAGACCAAAGATTGAGAATGGATCTAAATCTACTCTAATATTCCCGACTGGTAGTAAGCAGATTAAATCATTAGTTAAGAATGTTGATGATACTGCTATTAAGTACTATCAAAGAAAAGATTTTGTATTGGATTCATCTTCTACTGGTGGAACAGTAACATTTAAGGCACAGTTAGAATTTGGTACACAGAAATTTGTAGAGTTTAGAGAGACCAATTTTATTCTTACTGTTCTTAAGAAAGGAAATGCAACTGCTGTAGAAACTGGAGATATTGTATTCGTTCCATCTTCTGCTGTAGACGTTGCAACGTCTACTGATACTGCATCTGGATTAACTGCTGGTAGTGTTAGTATAACACTTCCTACTAATTATTTTGGTGCTCTTTCAGGTGGTACTGATTATCCAACACTTAAGCTTACAGCAACATTGGAGATTACTAAGTCTAGACCTAGGTTGAAGACAATTGTTAAAAACAAACAGATTGTTATTACTCCAGTGGGAGACAAGGTTCTTCCTTTAAGAGGACAGGATATTAATGCATCTGAAATTAATGCAGTATCATATTCTGATGTTATTAAACTTAACTATGTTTATGAAGGTTCTACAACTGCACCTCCAAATGTAGATACTGCTGGTAATTTAATTAGCGGTACTGATGTAACCAATAGGTTCTCATTTGATGATGGTCAGCGTGATACTCTATATGATGTATCTCGTATTGTGATTAAACCTGGTTTTGATTTACCTACTGGTCAGTTATTAGCATCATTTGATTACTTCGATCATTCACAGGGTGATTTCTGTGTAGTTGATTCTTATGTACATGAAGCAGGTGTTTCTGCTGACGAGATTCCTACATTTAACTCATCTGTATATGGTATAACAAATCTTAGAGATGTTATTGACTTTAGACCAAAGGTTGATACCGAAGCTACTATTACTGGTTTCCAAGATAAGTCGGTTTATACAGAGTCTGCTTTTAATGAATTTACTGGTAGTGGTGGTGTTGTTTCTAGTTGTCCAGCTTCAGATTCAAATCTTCCTTACACTATTTCGTTCTATCAGAATCAATACCTTGATAGAATTGATGGTATTTTCTTGACTAAGAAAGGTGAGTTTATAGTTAAGGAAGGCAACTCTTCACTTAACCCATCAAGACCAGAGGGTATTGATGATGCTATACCTTTGACTTATCTTTACATACCTGCATATACCACAACAAGTAAGGATGTGAGAGTTATACCTGTGGATAACAAGCGTTATACCATGAGGGATATTGGTAAGTTAGAGAAGCGTGTTGAAAGGTTGGAATACTATACATTACTCAGTGTTCTTGAACAGCAAGCATTAAGTATGCAGATCAAGGATGAAGTTGGGTTTGAAAGATATAAGAGTGGATTTGTTGTAGATAACTTTGAAACTCATAAGGTAGGTAATCTTAAATCTATTGATTACAAGTGTTCTATTGATACTAAACAGTCTGTATTAAGACCACAATCCAAGGAAGATTCATTTGATCTTGTTGAGGTTAATACAAAGGAAGATGAAAGAGTTATTTCTGGATATAGGAGATCTACAGATGTTATTACTCTTCCATATTCCAATCTATCGTTATTGGATAATAGCTTTGCTACTAAGACTATCAACCCCAATCCATTTGTGGTTATTCAATATGTTGGAGATGCATCTCTTGATACACCTGTAGATTCGTGGTATGAGAATACAGATGCTCCCTTAGTATCTGATAACAATACTTCACTCTATACTATATTCCTTGCTAAGGATAATGTACGTGATGCTTATTCAAGCTTGTATAATTCTTACGCAGTTAACTGGGTTGGATCAAACCAAAACTTCTTTAACATCGGACCTCTATCTGATATTAACTCTGATCAAGTATCCTCTACAGTTAAGATTGCTAATGTAGGAAGTTCTTCTAATATTAGTCCACAGAATAATGAGACTGGTAAAGGAATTAATACAAAACAAGTTGGTGAGACTGCTGTTGCTACATCATTGCAGCAATTTGCTAGATCTAAAGCAGTTAAGTTTACTGTTCGTAGGATGAAACCAAATACTAAGATATATCCTTTCTTAGAGGGGAGAGATGTTAGTAGATGGACTAACCCTGATCTAAGATTTACAGGAATCCCTGGTAGTTCATTATCAACATTTGGATCTGATATTATCACAGATGATGGTGGTAATGCTAGTGGTCTTATTATAATACCTAATGGATATGCTCCAACACAAGGAAGTACTTGGAACAACTATATCTACAATACAAGTTATGATACCAGTTCTGAGCAGTTACAATTCACAACTGGTGAGAAAACAATTAGATTTACTTCGAGCTCTACAGATAGTAATAAAGACACTGTAGAGACATATACTGAAGTTAAATACTATCCTACTGGAATACTGCCTGCTAATCCTGGTAGTATTGTTTCAACATTACCTGCATACCTCAAGTCTAATGAAGGTAAGCAGATTGTTGATCTTGATACAAGTACACAGAAGAAACCAAGTCCATTAGCACAAACATTTAAGATTGAAGGATTTGATGGTGGTGTATTTGTTACTAGTTTGTATCTCTTCTTCAATAAGAAGGCATCTAAAGTTCCTGTAAGAACTTATATTACTAATACAGTAAGTGGTAAGCCAGGAAGTTATATTGTTCCTGGTACAGAGAGGACTATTTCTCCAGAAACAAAGTTAAAGTTCTATGTTTCACAAGAAACAACTCTTGAAGTTAATGAGATTGTGACTGGGCAAATATCTGGAGCTACTGGACCTATATTTAAAGTATTTGATAGAACTGGTATTGAAGTATTACCAGGAGCTGCAGATAAGATACCAGTATCAGCAGACCAAGTATATACATTAGTTCTTTCTAATAACAATGGTAATTCTTTCCAAGCAGGGGAACAACTTATTGCACCATCAATAACTCTAGCTAATAATACAAATAACAGTTCAATATCTGTTACTATTGCTAAGGATTCTGGATCACTAAGTGATCTTAAAGTTATTGGTGCTGGTTCTAACTATGATAGTGCAGCAATTACTATTGAGAGTCCACAATTACCAGGTGGTACTACTGCAACTGGAATATTAGGAATATCTGGTGGTAAGTTATTCAATGCTGAAGTTTCTATATCTGGTTCTGGATATACAAGTGCTCCTTCTATTGTTATTGCTGGAACTGGTTCTGGTAATGCTGGTGCTGCTGTAGAAGCAACTGTTGATATTGATACACCTGCTGTAAGGATGGGTGTATCAACCAATCTGGTAACTGATGTTGCTGGTAGTGTACCAACTGAGTTTGAATTTGATTATCCTGTATATTTACAGAATGATACAGAATATGCTTTTGTTGTTGAGACTGATTCAACTGAATATGAAGTTTGGGCTTCTGAAGTGGGAGAACCAGCTGGTTCAGGAACTGTTACAGTACAACCTGGATTAGGATCTGTTTACAGATCACAGAACGTGGATTCTTGGACAGAGAATCTCAAAGAAGATATTAAGTTCCAGCTTAACAGGGCAGAGTTTGATATTAGTAGAACTGCTAGTGTTATGTTAACAAATGATAACATAGGATACGAAACTATGGAGTTGGGTTCTATACGTACTAGTTCAGAAGCAAGTAGTAGTGCTACTTTAAAGAGATTTAGAGGAAATAATAAGTATATTGAAGTTACACATAGAGATCATGGATTTGAAGATAGTGGTAAGTCATTCGCATTCTTTAAGAATCTTGAAGAGACTGGTGGTATTTCAGCATCTTCGTTGAATACTACATTGTTTACAGTTGAGAACTCTGGTGTTGATACATTTAATATTGTATCTACAACTAATGCTAGCTCGAATGCTATTGGTGGTGGATCTAAAGGACTGATATCTCTTAATAAGAAATATGAGAAATTATATGCTGATATTGGATATCTTTCATTCCCTCAGACAAAGATTGAATCTTCTGTTAAAACAACCAATATAATACCTGTTGATAGTGGTCCTATTAATTATGTTTCATATGCACAATCTGATTATGAGAAGACATTTATCAAACAAGAACATTATTTTATAAACCAGAAAGTATTGGCTTCTAGGATTAATGCATTAAGAAATGATATTGCAAATTCTCTTGTTTATAAGTTAGACCTTTCATCTACTCAATCAACACTATCTCCCGTTATAGATCTTAGAACTAGTTCCGTTAAGACTATATCTAATAGGATTGAGAATCCTACAGGAGGAGAGGATCGTTATGGTAGAAGGAATCAGATTATAAAGCTTTATCCAATTGTTAAGTTTGCTATAACAGGCCATAGTGGTGCTGCTATAACTGTTCCTCAGAGTATTAATAGTACAACTGTATTATCTACATCAGAGGTTAAAGATCTTGCTGGTGGTGCTGGAACTATTATTGCTTGGGATGCTGGTACTAGTACAATGACTGTAAAGTTAACTAATGAAGGACAATTTAAAGCAAGAGAAATTCTTACATTTGGAACTGATACAGCTTTGAATAAAGATCCTAATGATGCATCTGATCTTGGAACTACGATTACAGATGCTGGATCTCAAGTACAATCTCCAACATTTACTGTTGGTACTACTGTTAATGGATACAATGAAACCCAAAGCACAACTTCTGATACTAGTGATGACTTATATCTTGATAAGATAAGTGGTATAGTTGTTGAATGGGATTCAAAGACTCAGGAACTAGTATTGTTTAATAATAAACAACCTATTAATAATGACTTTACTTCCAAGATAACAGCACTTTCACCTTTCAGTAGAAAAGAAGATCCTACAGATCAATCTAGTGATATATTCAGAGTTGGAGATTTGCTTCAGTATGTTGGTCAATCTACTAACACTGAAGATTGGTGGGAAATAAAATCTGCATCATTACAAAATGGTGTGGGATATGTTTCTGAAGATTCATCCAAGAACACATCTGGTATTGCTAAGTATGTTACTAAGGAAATCTCTTTAGATAATCCTGGTACATCAATTGATGTTAAGCTTACTGCTAATGTAAGAAACATCAATGATATCAAGATACTCTATAAGATTAAAGAAGAATCAAGTGAGGTTAATTTTGATGATATTGAGTGGAAGTTCTTTAATGTAAATGGTAATGCTGATATTGAATTAGCTGCTACTGCAGAGAATGAAATATCTGGTCTCTTTGAGAAGCAAGATTCTTATCAGGAGATTCCATTTAGTATTTCAAATCTACCTGAGTTTACTTCTTTTGCAGTTAAGGTTGTTATGAATTCAGATAACCCATCATACGTACCTAAACTACAAGATTTAAGAGCAGTAGCTTCCTTCTAATGGATATCCAAGTAGAAGGTGAGGACGGTCTTTATAGAGATTCCAATACTGGTGCTATAATCAATAAAGATAAGAAAACATTTGATCAGATTAGAGCAGCAAGAGCTCGATCAAAATATTCTGATATCGAATTACAGATGGTAAAATCCGAACTCGCTGAGCTAAAATCAATGATTCGTGCTATAATAAATAAGTAAGATCGATCACTTATTATGACTGAAACACCAAAGGCTGCTCCTATGGAACCAGCTGCATTGAGAGAGGAATTTACCAAACAACTTTCTGATGCTAACGAGAAAATTACTAAGGCAGAGACAGAACTTATTCGTCTTAGAGAGTATCGTACAAAACTTCAGGGTGGACTAGAAACCCTTGGTATTCTAACTGGTGAAGTTAATGCTGAACCGTTACCAACACCAGAAACAGGAACACCCGAAACACCTCCAACAGAATAACAAAGTTCCCCCTCGCTAAATAGTGAGGGGTTCTTTGTATGTACGATGGCTGCTATACCAATAAATTTAATTTGTGAGAGAGGAACCGACTTTAGTGCGACCTTTAATATTCAGAATGAAGCGAATACAACACCGTTAAATTTAACTGGTTATAGTGCTGTAGCGAAATTGAAGAAGAGTTTTACTTCATCTACATCAACAGACTTTACAGTTGACTTTCCAGATAGATATAACGGACAATTATCAATATCCCTTCCTAATGCTACATCAACTACCTTGGAAGCTCGAAGGTATGTTTATGATATTCTCTTGACTGCACCTTCTGGTACTAAGTCTAGAGTTATTGAAGGAATATTAGAAGTAACACCTGGAGTTTCCTGATGCCTACCTATAATGTATCAGTACAATCTCAAAACTATAATATAGTTTCTGAGGCTAAGAAGAAATTTGCAGTTGGTGTAAATTATGATATTCCTGCAAAATATTTGCAGAATAACAATGAAGTTCTTGATGATTTTACTGCTCAGTTCGATGGAACGAGGACAGAGTTTGATTTAACACAAGGAGGAACTGCATACTTTCCAACAAATGAAGGACAGTTAATTGTTTGCATTAATGGATTAGTTCAACATCCAGGAGTAGACTATACTGTTAGTGGGAGTAAGATAATATTCCCAACTCCACCTTCTGCTGGAGATAAGCTTTTCACTGTTGCTCAATCAACAACTGCAGATCTTACCAGAACAATCAATTTTGTTTATGGTAGTGGTTCTGTAGATATGAACACAGGAGAGAAAGGTGAACTACAGATAGATGTAACTGGAAGAATCCAGTCTTGGACACTAACTTCAGATGTAGTTGGTATTCTTATTATGGACGTACAGAAATGTACATTCAACGATTTTCCCAACTTCCAAACTATAACTGGTGGTGATAAACCAACCATTAATGGAAACTTGAAAGCATCTGGTGATGTTTTAACTAATTGGGATCAAGATTTAATAGCTGGGGATATGCTACGGTTCCGAGTTGACCAGGTAAACCAGATTAGGAGATTTATGTTATCTCTTAAAGTTTTCCTTTGATAAATAATCGAGGAGCGATTATTTTATAAATAAACGTAAGTAAGCAACACAAACGATTTTCGGAGACAAATTAAATGGCACTGCTAGTACCTAATATTGGCGAACTTGAGTCACTTCGTTATCTCGTTAACCAGAACAACTTCGTTTTGGATAGAGAGGATAATGCACCAAGGGATCTAATTCTTAAGCTTTACACTACTGACACCACCCCTGCTGAAGCAGACGTGCCTAGTGCTACAGCATATTATGAACCATACCAAGATGGTAATACAAACAAGTATGGTCAAACTGTAAACACAGGTTATCCTTATTGTGTAAACAATCGTACTGAATCACGTTACGATTATACAGAACAAACTGGTATTCTCCTAAATGGTGGGCAGTGGAAAATTAATCAAGATGCTACTGCTGGTGTTGTAACAACTGCTACTTATCCAGAACAGACTTTCACATTTGATGCTGCTGCTGGTAATGTCTACGGTTACTACATTGTAAGAGCAAATAATATGCCTCTTGCGATTCAAGGTGTTGCTGATGCTGCTGCTGGTGCTGCTGCTACTACTTTAACTAAGGGTGATAACTCAAACGTATGTATTGGAGTTATTGGTAATGACTACATTACTCTACCTAACGTAGCTTCTGTAATGGACAACATTACAATCGGAATGGTTATTGGTGGTAACTCTGCTGTTCCTGGTGGTACAGTTATTGGTGGTATTGATCGTGCTCAAAGACGTATCTATCTTGTTGATTCTGCTAACGCTGCTGTTGCTCTAACTGATAACATTCAGGGTGCTACTGACCCAAGTATCACACTTGACTATACTTCAGTAACTGCTTCTCAAGCTCACGGTTTACAACCAGGCGATGTTATTTACATTGCACGTGGTACTTCAAACACTACAACTACTGAACAGACATATACAATCTTCAGTACACCTTCAACATCAACCTTCACCACAACTCCTGCATTGGATGGAACTGGTAACCTAACTCTTTACAGCAGCATAATGTTCGCTGAAAGATTTACAAATGGTCCATACCCAATTCAGAACAACGGTGACCAAATTAAGGTTACATTGAATATCAGCCTCGACTGATCACTAATACTATTAAGTATATCGGGTTGGGGGTTGGAGATATTCCACCCCCTTCTTATTGTTTTCGTAAAGTATGAACGAATACACCTACGATTCAAATACAATTTCTCTATATTCTACCGAAAGTTACGGCGATGTTACTGTCCTTAACGTAACGGATGATTATGGATCGATAGGTGATGCTCCAACAAATTTAGAAGCAGAAAGTAATTTAAGTCAAGATAGTTATGGAGAAATCTCCATATCAGCAGATAACTATCCATTCGGAACAGCAACTATATCTGGTGGAATATCATCCGAGAGTTTAAGTAAGGGTAATTATGTTGCTGATGGAACTGCTTACCTTGCCTCTACCGCCTTAGAAGGCATTAGAAAGATCTGGGTTGGTACTGGATCCCTATTTGAGATGGGTGGTGGTATGGAACGCAGCAGTGCGTTCTGGGTAGGTTCTGGTGGGCTTACTGTATCTGGTACTTGTGAAGTAACAACAACATTAGATTGGAACGAATTTTTATTCGTACCATTCACCACAGAAGACTTGGGAGCTGTCGATGCAGTCCCAAGTCTTTTGGATTTTGGAGATATTACAGCTCCCAAGTCTGGAGGAGAAGAATCTTGGGGATTTGTATACAATACGGATGATGTAAGAGGTGCAACAGCATATTGTGAGTTTAGCAATGCACCTTGGGCAGAATTTAATACTTATAGCTTTACTACAGATAGAACAGGTTCTGGTGGTCTATTCGCTGCAAGTGGTCTCTCTGAGACTAAGACATCTACAGAATTTGGAGACAAGACAACATTATTCAGTTTAACTGGTGGAGAGACATACTCACAGACAAGTCGTGAGGTAATGTCTGGTAATGCTTCATTCGGAAGTGCTGGTATTGAGAAGTTTGTACATGAGTTTAATGAAGAGTCAGGATTTACATTAGAGACAGAAGATAATGGATTAGTTTGGTATGGATTTAGTGAGACTGAGGATCGTGGTACAACAACCAAACCAGTTACTGCTGGTGAATATGATAATGGTGGAATTATATGGAATAACGTAGAGGCAAATACTGGTACATATGAATTGTATGGTCTCTATGATATCCAAGGAGATGGTACTTACGCTAGGTATTGGGATGGTGAAGGATCTATCCACATCACTGGACAAGACCTTACAACTAGTTCACCACATTGGACTGCATCTGGATCTTTATTCGGTACTGGTGGATCTGCAGAGTGTAGAACTGATAGTGTAGTTGGAGGTGAAACAACTCTATTCAACTGGTCTGGTGCATACAGTAATCTTAAGTTCCAATATCATTGGACAGGATCTGGTTCTCTATCCCATGCTGGTGGTGTAGCGATACTAAGAACATATGGATATGATGAAACTGCTACTATTGGATACGGTACTGATAACTGGGGATCAATAACAGATAGTCCAGTTGATTCAGAGAATTGGGGTCTTGTTACTGAAGGATGGTTATCAGAGAACTGGTGGTACATCTGGCATGATGGTGTTGCAACCTCAATGGGTGGACTTACTATCAAGACTGATCCTAAAGTCATTAATGATTCAACTCCAGAGAATTACTTCCAACCAGATAATCCAGGTCTTTCTGCTACTGAGGGTCATAACTTCGATACCTACTCATTTACTTGGGGTCATGGATTCGTACAGAGTGGTAACCTCTTCAGTATGGGAGGAGCTTCCGAGGCAGTTGGATATCAACCAGTTGAAGATATTGCACTGTTTACTTATTCTGGTGCATATACTAATCTTCAAGCAACATTCAGAGAGATTGGATCTGGTGCTATATCCAGAATTGGTGGTGCTTCTGAGTCTGCAACATTCGATTACAATGAATCATCTATCGTTCCATACTCAACAGATGATAATGGTCTGATAACAGATGCAGCAGTAGTAGTTGATCAAGGTAATGTTGTTGATGTACAAGAGGGTGAAGATGATTATGGTTCTGTTCTTTACAGTTCTGTTGCATATCCTCTAGTTGGATCATTTAGCATCTCCAATCTACAGTTCTTTGGTCAGACTTATTCCTTCCAGAGAAGATACATTGCAGATCCTGTATCCATATTCACTGCTCTTGGTGCTGTAGAGAGTAAGAGTACTACTGAGCTTGGTGAAGATACTTCATTAGGAGATCTTAGTGGTTCTGCTTCCCATTATGTAATATTCAGGGAGACTGGTTCTGGTGATATGTCCAGAATTGGTGGTGGAGTTGAGAAAGTTGTATTTGATTACAATGATAGTACAGTTGTACCATTCAGTAGTGAAGATAGTGGTCTTATAATAGATGCTTCTACTACTGATGTTGATCTTGGTGATGTTACAGAAGTTCAGTATGGTGGTGAAGAGAATTATGGTTTAGTTACTTACACTTCTACTGCTAATTCTGCACAGGGAACATTCACCTTCAGTCTCACAAGAGAATTGTGGACTCAGGCACAGATTGATGAACTTAATCCAGAATATACTACCAAACCATATGGTACATTCCCACAGGTAGGAGATGAGAAGACACAGGAAGAAGCAGGTCATCTTAGATTCATTCCTGTCTGGGGTCAGATTGGTAAGGGTTCATTATTCTCAGTCGGTGGTGCTGCTGAATCTGTAACTGTAGAACCAAATACAACTGGTATATTCCAAATAGTTGGTGGTAGATACTATATTGGTAGCATGGTTGCAACTGCTACCTTCAGTGAGGTTGGTTCTGGTTCTATGTCCAGAGTCGGTGGAGCTGCTGAGTCTGTAACATTCGATTATAACGAGTCTTCTATTGTTACCTTCACTACTGAGGATATAGGATTAGTAACAGATGCTACAAATTATCTAACTGATCATTTTGATGATGGTAGTATAGCACTTCCACAAGAAGCAGAGAATGATTATGGTTCAGTAATCTATGGTGAGACAGTATATCCTGTTACAGGATCTATTGATATCTTCACTGCACCTGAATGGATTGGTAACACATATAGATTTGTTTGGAGAGCACCTGCTGGTGGTGGTAGTATACCAACTGTGGGTGGTGCTGCAGAATGTGTATCTACAACAGAACTTGGAGATTCCACAACACTATTCGATATCTATACTTCACCTGCAAGTATCGGTAACACCTATAGCTTCTGCTGGAATTACACTGGTTATGCATCAGTACCAACTATCGGTGGTGCAGCTGAGTCTATAACATATGATTACAATGAGAATTCTATCGTTGTATTCACTAGTGAAGACCAAGGTCAGATTGTACTTCAAGCTTCACCATTTGTTGATCTTGGTGACCTTAACATCCAAGAAGGTGAAGATGATTACGGTTGGGTATTCTGGACTAGCACAGTTCTCCCACTTACAGGAACACTTCAGACATCTGGTACTTCTCCAAGTGCTGCTGTATTCAGAGATCCTACACAAGGTGGATCACTATTCAGTGCTGGTGGAGCTGGTGAATGTGTTAGCACGACAGAACTTGGTGATGCTACAACACTATTTGATATCTACACTGCACCAGCATACATTGGTAACACATATAGCTTCGTATGGAATGCACCTCCAGGTACAGGTGGATTATTCAGTCTTAATGGAGTTGCAGAATCTATATCATGGGCATACAACGAATCATCAACTATTCCATATGGAACAGAAGATAATGGATTAATAGTTGATTCTGTAACTGTAGTTGATGACTATGGTTCTGTAGTAGAACCTCAATATGGTGGAGAGTATGATCAGGGACAGATTATATTCACATCTACTGCTACTCCATTCGGATCACTTAACCTAAGTCTAACAAGAGCAAGATGGACTCAGGCAGAGATTGATGAATTACCACTCACCTATGAGACGAAACCTTATGGTACATTCCCATCTGTAGGAGATGAGAAGACACAAGAAGAATCTGGTGATATTAGATTCATTCCTATCTGGGGTCAGATTGGTGAAGGTTCTCTATACTCAATAGGTGGTGCTGCTGAGTGTGTTGGTTATCAACCTACTGAAGATACAGCACTATTTGATATCTTTACTGCACCTCAGTTTATTGGTCAAACTTACAGATATGCATGGAGTTACGTTGGTTACTATAACTTACCTACCATTGGTGGTGCTGCTGAATCGGTAACCTTCGATTACAATGAGTCTTCCATTAATGTATTCTCTGTTGATGATGAAGGTAACATTGTTGATAATGCAACAGTATTTGGTGAGTATGGCGACCTTAACATCCAACAAGGTGAAGATGATTACGGAACAGTAGTCTGGACTTCTACAACATATCCTCTAACAGGAACACTTCAGACATCAGGTATTGGTGTAGATTCTGTTGTATTCAGAGATCCTACTACTGGTGGGTCTCTATTCAGTGCTGGTGGATCTGTAGAGAGTAAGACTTCTACTGAGTTTGGTGAGGATACATCACTTGGAGATCTTAGTGGTACTAGTATTCTATCCAGAACTAGGGATTGGGTTGGATCTGGATCACTATTCACTGCTCTTGGTGCTGCCGAGTCTGTAACATTCGATTACAACGAATCTTCTATCGTCACAGTCGGAAGTGATGATTATGGATTAATAATAGATGCTGCTACTACCAATGTTGATCAGGGTAGTGTTGCTGATATTCAAGAAGGTGAGGATGATCACGGTTCAATAATTTACACTGAAACTGTATATCCTGTAACTGGATTAGTAACTCTTACTACTGCACCTCAATTTGAGAATAATACTTATAGCTTCTGCTGGAACTTTACATCAGATGCTGGATCTCTATTCAGTGCTGGTGGTGCTGCTGAGTCTGCAACTGTTGATTGGGAGTCAACAGGTCTATTTGATGTCTTTACTGCACCTCAATTCGTTGGTAATACCTACAGATTTGTATGGAGAGCTCCTGCTGGAACAGGTGGATTATTCAGTATAGTTGATGGTGCTGAGTCTGTTACATGGAACTATGCTCCTGGTCCAGTTATTCCATTCAGTACTACTGATTGGGGTGCAGTAACTGATCTAACACATCCAACTAATGATGTAATTAATTATGGTGATC